GTTTTACTTTTGGAGACGGAAGTTTAGCTACACCATTTGCATAATAACAATTTATGATGGGGCTTCGGCCCCATCTAGTAATCTTAATTAAGGAGGGATTATGGCAGACACAGTAACAGGACCAACTATCATGCAAGAAAATGATGTTAGAGTGGTTATCAAATATGTAAATCAATCAGACGGATCAGGTGGAACAACTGTATTTGGAGACGTGTCAGCAATGGCATCAAATTCAGAAGGCGCTTCTTGCTTACACCTAGTTTTACAAAGAGTGTGGTATTCATCACAAGGTGGAGACGGTGGAGATTCTTATGTTCGTATGGATGAAGAAGACAGCGACGGTGACATACCAGTTATAGGTTTAACAGGATCAGGTTATTGGGATTTTAGAGAATTTGGTGGATTAAAAACTGACAAATCTTCTAATAGTAATCAAAGTGATGTTAATCTTGTAGTTCCTAGCACAGCCGATGCTGGTAACATGTATACGGTAATAGCAGAATTTAAAAAATTATATTAGGAAGGTAGCAGATGGCTAATACTACTTCCGGAACAGTAACGTTCGACAAAACATTCGCTGTTGATGAAATTATTGAAGAAGCATACGAACGACTTGGAATACAAGTTAGTTCTGGTTATCAATTAAAAACAGCAAGACGATCTCTTAATATTTTATTTCAAGAATGGGGTAATAGAGGTATTCACTATTGGGAAGTAGGTGAAGCTAATATAGATGTAATTGAAGGACAAGCTGAATATACTTTTTATAGAGCAAGTGGTGATGGCACAAGTGCTGTTACAAACCCTGCTAATACTTATGGTGTTGCAGATGTTCTTGAAGCTACATTAAGATCTAACAGAACACAAACCACACAAACAGATTCTTCTTTAACAAAAATTTCTAGAGCAACTTATTCTGCTTTATCAAGTAAATTATCAAAAGGAACACCAGCACAATTTTTTGTTCAAAGATTCGTGGACAAAACTACAATAACAGTTTACCCAACAGCAGATTCTTCTAACGCATCTAAAGATATACATTTTTATTATTTAAAAAGAATACAAGATGTAGATTCTACATATACAGATGCAACAGATGTTCCATACAGATTCGTACCTTGTATGGTTTCAGGACTTGCTTTTTATTTAAGTCAAAAAGTAAATCCGCAGTTAACACAAACAATGAAGTTATTATACGAAGATGAGTTAGCAAGAGCACTATCTGAAGATGGTTCTGCTGCTAGCACATACATAACTCCTAAAAACTACTACCCGAATATATAATGGCAACAGGAAAATACGCAAAAGCAATATCAGATAGATCAGGTTTTGAATTTCCATATAATGAAATGGTTAGAGAATGGAATGGTTCACTTGTGCACAAATCAGAATTTGAACCTAAACATCCACAATTAGAATTAGGCACACATGCTGCAGATCAAGAAGGTTTAATGAATGCAAGACCAGACAGAGTAGAAAATTCTGTTGCAACAATATTAAAACCAAATCCATTTGAAACAATTGCAGCTTCATCAGGAATTATAAATGTATCAGAACTATCACACGGAAGATCAACAGGAGATACTGTAAGATTTAGAGGATCACCTTCTACTGCAGGCACATTTGCAAACCCTGCATCATTCGATGGTATTACAGGATCAAACGTTGCAAAAGCTGCTGGATATTCTATTACAGTTGGCAAACGAGATTCTAGTGGAAATATTACTAACACAACAGATTTCTATCACTTTACTGTAGACACAGATACTGCTACAAGTGGTGGAGAATCAGGAGGAGGAGAGAATTGCTCGGCAGGTCCAGCAACTCTTAGCGCATAATGTCAGGAATTAGTTATTCAGATTTAAGAACACAAATTAGAAACTACACAGAAGTTTCTAGTACCGTGTTATCCGATTCAATTATAGAAAATATTGTGCTTAACGCAGAATATAGAATTTTTAGAGATGTACCTCTTGATGCATATAGAGCATCAACAACAGGTAATTTAGTTACAAACCAAGATTTTGTAAATGTTCCAGCAGGAGCATTAGTTGTTAGAGGTGTACAGGTTTATGATTCAACATCAGTTACTACAGGATCAAACGTTTGGTTAGAAAAAAAAGATTTATCTTATTTAGAAGAATATGTATCAGCTAATACTTCTACAGGAAAACCTAAATATTATGCAATGAAAGGTGGAGCAACAGGTAATACTAGTACTACTTCAGGTGCTATTTTATTAGCTCCTGTACCAGATTCAACATATGAATACCAAATTCATTACAATCGTATTCCAGATAAATTAGAAGCAAGCAGTAATGAAACTAGTTATATAAGTTTGAATTTTCCAAATGGTCTGTTATATTGTTGTTTAGCAGAAGCTTTTGGTTTTTTAAAAGGACCAATGGACATGCTACAGTTATACGAATCAAAGTATAAAGCTGAGATTCAGTTGTTTGCTGCAGAACAAATTGGAAGACGAAGAAGGGATGATTATACGGACGGTACTGTAAGAATACCAATTCAGTCACCACCACAATAGGAATTAAATTATGGCATCAACATACACAGATCTCGGTATAGAAAAAATGGCAACTGGCGAAAACGCCGGTACATGGGGAACAAAAACTAATACTAACTTAGATATTATAGAAAAAGCAATTTCTGGTTATGTAGAACAAGCAGTAACTAGTGGTGGAACAACACAGTTAACTATTACGGATGGTGATGCAACAGAATCAACATCTGTTGCAAGACATGCTGTTATAAAATTAACAGGAACAATAACAGGAAATTCTATTGTAACTGTTCCAGATTCAATTGAAAAAGTTTATATTGTAACTAACGGCACATCAGGTGCATACACTGTACAATTTAAAACAGCATCAGGAACAGGTATTACTTTTGGTGTATCTGAAAAAACTACAAGATTAGTTTACTCCGATGGAACAAATCTTGTTGATGCAGGATTTGGTGGATCTCTTGATTTAGAAGGAAGAGAATTAGTTTTAGATGCTGATGGTGATACAACTATTACAGCAGATACAGATGATCAAATAGATATTAAAATTGCTGGTGCAGATGATTTTCAATTTACAGCAAATACTTTTACAGCTCAATCTGGAAGTAGTATTGTTGTACCAGATGGTGGACTTACTTTTGGAAGCACAGCTATTACATCGACAGCAGCAGAATTAAATATATTAGATGGCGTTACATCTACAACAGCAGAATTAAATATATTAGATGGCGTTACATCTACAACAGCAGAATTAAATGTACTTGATGGTATTACTGCAGTTGTTGGTGAATTAAATGCTTTAGATATAGGAAGCACAGCAGTTGGAACAGCTGTAGCAAGTAAAGCTGTTATATTAGATTCAAATAAAGATTATACAGGTATTAGAAATCTAACTATATCTGGAGATCTTACAGTATCAGGTGATGACATTACTATGGGTACAAATACTGCAGGTAATATTTTAGTTGCAGATGGTACAAATTTTAATTCAATAGCCGCAGGTGATTTATCTGAAATATCTACAATAGCTAATGATGATGTATTTTTAGCAGTAGATACTTCTGGTGGTGGTCTTAAAAAAGTTGCAAGATCAACTGTTGTATCAGGACTAGCTACATCCGCTGCATTAACAAATGTAGTTGAAGACACTACACCTCAATTAGGTGGTAATCTTGATATGAATGGTGCAGATATTGTAACTACTTCAAATGCAGATTTAGAATTAGCACCTAATGGTACAGGTCACGTAACTGTTAAAGGTAATACTAATCCAGGTACAATTCAATTTAATTGTGAAAACAATTCACATGGTCAACAAATTAAAGCTGCTGCACACTCAATAGGTAGTTCAGCTGTAGTAACTATTCCAGATATTACAGGAGACATGATTGTTGGTAAAATTGAAGGAACAAATTTTACAGATTCATTATTACTTGGTCATGCAACAACTGGAACTTTAGATGCAGCAGAAGATAACACAGGTGTTGGAATTGGAGCTTTGGATGCTTTAACTTCTGGAGATAAAAATACAGCAGTGGGTAGTGAAGCTGGAACTGCACTTACTACTGCTAATAATAATACTTTAATTGGTTACGAAGCTGGTAAAGGAGTTGTTGGTGCAAATATGAATACAGCGATTGGTGATAATGCTTTTGCTGGTACAAACACAGATAGTAATTCTGCTAGTAATACAGTTGTAGGTGCTTTTGCCATGAATGTATCTTCTGGAGCTAAAGAAAATACAGCGATTGGTAGAGATGCTGGTAGAGAACTCACAACTGGAGATAATAATATTTTTTTAGGTTATAATGCTGGAGCTAATGATAGCACTTCTGGTATTACTACAGGGTCTGGAAATGTAATTATTGGAACTGTTGATCCAGCAAGTAGAACTGGAGATAGACAATTAAAAATTGCTGGTTACGATGGCTCAACAACCACAACTTGGATTTCTGGTAATAGTTCTGGACATTTAACTTTTCCAGATCATGTTTATGTTGGTAATGATTTATATTTAAATTCAGATGCTGCTCGTTTAACTTTTGGTGGTAACTTTGAAATTCAATTTACTCATGTTCATAATGAAGGATTAAATTTAAAACATACAGCTACAGGTGACGATACACCTATTAAACTTACATTACAGACAGGTGAAACAGACATTGCAGCAAATGATGTTTTAGGTGCAATTAATTTTCAAGCTCCAGATGAAGCGACTGGAACAGATGCAATATTAGTTTCTGCAGGTATTGAAGCAGTTTCTGAAGGTGACTTTAGTTCATCAAGTAATGCTACAAAATTAAGTTTTAAAACTGCATCTAGTGAAGCAGCGTCTGAGAAGATGTCATTATCTTCTGCTGGAAATTTAACAGTTACTGGTACAGTAACAGCTAATAGTTCAGTTTTGGCATCGCAGGGGGATATCGTATCTCTTGCAATTGCGTTAGGATAAGTTATAAGAAAAAAGGAGTAAAAATATGGCAAACACGTTTAAGGTAGTAAATTTTGCAGCAGAACCAAATAGTGCAG